TGCGCGTTGTAACGAGTTGCGGAGCAGTGCCGTCTTCACACCTGTTGACTTGTCTGCGATGCTCTCAGCGGTCGCCGTGGTGCCCCTGGTGGCTACGCCTCGCAGCGTGTCCGACATGCCTAGCGTCTTGTCAACAGCATCACGGCTCAAACCGTAGGCGCTGACCATCTGCCCACTTGGGCCACCGATCTCGATTTCCTTGACTGCCATCTGTAGGAGTTCCCCGCCGAGGCCCACCTTCACAATGCCGTCCATCTCATCGTTGTAGAGCGCGTCGGCCACCTCTTCAGTGGCGAGCACGTTCCTCTTGTAGCTCTCGCAGGACTTGATGAGCGCCTCGCCAAAGCGGGCATCTCGGTCGATCTGCGGCCAAGAGGCGGCGAGTGGTGCTTTGCGGGATCTGCGACCAGGCTCGGGGACGCATTCGTAGACCTGATACGGACCCATTGCAGGACCGCGGTACACGCGAGGCTTGCGGAGGTCTGTTCCGCCACCGGAGTTCTCGACCATCGTGTAGATCGTGCCGAAGTGCAAGTCATCATCCCCCGGCTTCTCGTCCCCGTCATAGGAGCCAAGCGCGTCGGGGTCGATGTAGTTGGGGACATACATCTGGTGGACTGTGATGAGGTCATCGTCCGTGGTAGTGGATGAGCCTGAGAACGACCGGAGAGCCTCCAGGTTGTAGCTGTCATCCTCTGTCGCCACGCGCTTCAAGCGGTTGCGGGAATCCTTCCACTTGTGGCCCATGCGCCTCGCAGCGTCCGTGGTCCGAACGTCCGAGTCGATGAAGAAGTCTGAAGGGTGGATGTAGACGAGCCGGGGAGCCACGAGCATCTCGCCAGCCTCTACCGGACGCCGCTTGCCCTCCCAATCAATCAGGTTGAGCCCGTCCATGTAGCGGGGGGCTGCACAGTCCTCGGACGTGACCATCGTCACACCTCGCCATGCGAGCGCATCGGTGAAGACCTGCTCCCAGATCACGTTCCACCGCTGCGTCTCCATGAGGGACTCGAGGGCGTACCGCAGGCCGAGAGCATCGTACTGAGCCATGCCAGGGACGCGGCTCTCAACGCTCAGGCTCGGGTTTGTCCAGACGAGCTGGGGGAGCATGATGGTCAGGTACTCCCAGCAGCTATTCGTCGGCGCATTGTCGCGACCATCGAGGCTGAACTGGATCTCCTCCAAGCGGGTGCGGCCACCGCTATCCTTGGAGATGTCGCGCTGCATTGCTTTCCAGCGTAGCTCGCTCGTTTCGTGGAATGGTTTCATCGTCTGGGGCTCCTCCTGGAGCGTTGCCGCTGTTCGGCGGCTAGTTCTTCAAGGTCGCTGGCAATATCTATCATCAGCGGCGTTACAGCCTTCTTGGGCTCTGGGACCGCTAGGTGTTTGTTGCTGAACAGGTAAGACATCACATAGCGATCAACGTCCATCCCGTGGTTGTCTTTGTCTCGTGGCAGCGTCTTGTTCGGGCCGTCATCTTCGCGCCTCTCGTGGTAGACGTACCCGTCGAACTCCTTCACCCCATCGGTGGGGGCGTGGTGCTTGAGAAGGTACTCGTCGGGCTCATGCTGCAAGGCACCGGCAAAGTACCGAAGCCGCGGCTCTCCCGATGAATCGTCCTCGAGTGCGAAGCGGACCATCTCAACACCCGCGAGGATGGAGCCTGGACCTTTCTTGGCGACCTGGGCGATAGGGTGCCCACGGTCGTTCAGCTTGCCGCCGAGCATCTGGTTTAGCGTCACGCTGCGCTCCTTTGGCCCATCGGTAACGATTGCCCTAACGTCATAGTCGTTTTGCAACTTGACGATAAGCTCGGCCCACCACTGCAACGCCTTCTCGGTCCTGTACCACTCCTTGACCATGAAGGCTCGAGCCCCATCGTCAATCGCATAGAGTCGCACAACGCCGGGGTCGGGGAGGAAACCCCAATCGGCACCGATGACGAAGTAGGAAACGGGCCGCTCTTCAAAGTCGAGGGGCAGCAACTTCTCGGTTCCGAACATCGCTTTGCCGATAGGGACCAGCCACCACTTGTGATGACCTTCCTTGCGCCTTGTGAGCCTGCCATTGACAACGTGCTTGTCGTGCTCAAACGTGGGGTAGACTTGCCCTGATCGGTCAACCCATAGGCCATCAATGAGTCTAGCCTGCTCGTCGGGGGGAAGGCGGGCGAGGATCGCCATGTACTCGGCACCCTGGTCTGTCCAAGTCTCCTCTTCATCGTCCCAGAACTTAGGGTTGTCCCTGATCTTGGTTCGGATGCGATGCATGGCAGTGACGCCGACCAGATCGTCCGCGGTGACTCCCATCTTCGCCATGACATCGGGACTGAGCGCGAGGGGCTCGTTTGCCAGAAGGTTGAGCCAATGGCGACCACCCGCGGGGTTGCAGTCAGCAATCTGCATCGACCACGGGCGACCGAACCGCCTGACGTGGTAGCGGCGTGTTCTAGTGGAGAGTTGGCCCCAGGCTTTGCGGAACCCCTCGGTGGCCTCGACGAACGCGATGACATCGTACTGCGTGGACATGAATCGCTCTGGACTGTCCATGCCTCCAAGGTCGATGCGGGATCTGCCCTCGTAGGTTCGCAGGCCATCGACATCTTCAACCACTCGCTTTGACTCGGGCCAGGTGTAGCTAGGACGGGAGTTTCGGGCACGGAGAGGAGTGCAAGCAGGATGGCCGGTGCCAAGCACTTCCTCCTCGAGGGTTTCAAGGACCGAGTTGTTGAGACTGATGCGCGTCTGGCGAACGAGAAGGATGCGGATGCCAGGGTAGAGTTCGCAGAGGAGCCGCAAGAAGATACAGAGCTGGAAGGTCTTGCCCGTCCCAACTCCGCCTTCCCAGAGCACCTGCGTCTGAGTGCTTCCCAGCAGCTTCGCACCGCTCGCTGAAAGCTTGATAGTCTTCCCCGCTTCACTCATTCGGCTCCTGGTGGGGACGGACGGTAAGATCGTTGGACTCGCCATCCTCGTCGGTGTAGGTGCCCGTCACGGACTTGAGGCCCATCATCGTCAACGCTGCACCGCTCATGTCGAGTTGGATGCCCTGCGGAACGCTGACTTCCACCTTCTGCGTAGCTCGGCCCATCATATGGTCGATGAGGAAACGAGCCATCGGGCCATACTGGTCGTGCTCGTCATCCAAGGCCACCCGTGTTGCGGTGCGGATCATGGCTACGCCGACCTCCTCTTTGGAACCTGGCAGCGGACCAGCGCAGATTTTGTCCCACTCCTTCAGCATGTTCAGCCGCTTTGCCATTAGAGCGACCCCACCGCTTGAGGCGTCGTAGTCCACACGAACATCAGGTCACCGTAGCTGTTGAGGTTCGGCCACGCCGTTGCCGCGTACCCTGCCGTCAGCTTGACCTCGATGCGGTAGGACTTGCCACCCTCCATCGCGAAGTCGGTGTAGTCAATCACGGCCCAGAACGTGTAGCCCCCCTGGAGATCCCACCATCCATCAGTCTGGAGAGCCGAGAACATGCAGTCCGCATAGCTAGACACAGTGGGGTCCGCGTTGAGTGTCAGCGTCTTGCTGTAGGCGGCGGCGTTCACCCCTTCCTCGTAGACTTTCAGGGAGGCCGCACTGATCTCGGTGCGAGTCAGGACTCCACCGGATGGGCTCTCAGGGCGGGCGACGAGAAAGATGTCCTCGCCTTCAATCGTTTCAATCTCAATGGCTGTAGGCATTAGGCTGACCCCGTGGGGGATGGTGTAGTATTCCAGATGTAGAGCTGATCCCCGTAAGCGGCAAGGGAGGGCCAGGATGTCGCTGTGTGGCCCGTAACTAGCTTGACCTCAATACGGTAGGGCTTGCCGCCCTTGAGAGCGAAGTCGGTAGCCCTGATGACGGCCCAGAACGTGTAACCGCCAGCGAGAGTCCACCAGCCATCAGTTTTCAGCGTTGCGAACATGCACTCGTTGTACCCCGCTCCGGGAGGGTCAAACAGAACGCTCAGAGTCTTGGCATATACCGCAGTCGGGTTACCCACCTCGTAGACGGCCAACGCTGCGGCGCTAACCTCGATAATGGTCAACACCTCGCCCGAGGGGCTTTCCGGTCTAGCAGTGAGGTAAATATCCTCCCCCTCGACCGACTTGATTTCCACGGGGCTGCTCAAGCGTTACTCCTGATGTAAAAGCTCCGAGAGCCGCCGCCGTGGGTGCCGCGATTGGGCGCGGATGTAGCATGGTGGGTGCGTGCTGCAAAGTGGTGGGCTCTCCCCGATCCACGCGCCACCGTGGCGCAGGGTCGCAACTTGGGGTAGTTGATCCATCGGTTGAGCAGGGCTTGAGTCTCGTCGCCATCCACCACCTCGCTCAGTGCCGCACCTAGCTGTTCAGTGAGATAGCGCAGCATCGCACCGTCCTCATTCACGCTGGGCTGGAAGTGCTGCCCCTCCCCAATGTCATCCCACGTTGCTATATAGTAGCCCGTGGCCGACGCGCTTCCGCCTGTGAACTGGCCCTTGATGATGGGCTCCGTCCGCGGGATTCGCCTTTCGGTGCCTGCCCCATTGTGCTTACTCCAATCATCAAATCCTCCCGAGATACATGTAAGCATCACTCGGCCCGCATAGTTTGGCAGTTCGAGTACGAGGTCGGCCTCTGAAGCTACCTTCCACGCCGCAGCATGCGCCTCATCCGTCGCCCCTGTAGTGCTAGCCCATTCCGTGTAACTGATCCAGGGGTGCAAGGCATCCGCCCAGGCAAAGGACGCGCCTGTCTTCCTGTAAGCTAGGACATACATGTCGAGCCCCGACAGGGTGCGAGCATCAGCGATTGCATCCGCCCACTCGGCATCGGTCATGGCAGGAGCGGCCCCCGGCCAGATGTCCACGACTACGAGTCCATTGATTTTCCATGCCGCCGTGGACGCCTGGGCTATGGTGGCGTAGTCAGCCAAGTCCTGAGCCACCGAGCTGAGTCGCTGCGCCCGCGTGGTAAACTCTGGATGCCACGCCTCCCACTGGGCGCTGTTCCCGTACTGGAAAGAGATGCAGTTTGTCATGCCTGCGGCCTCGGCGCGAGCAAGGAGCGCCCTGTAAGCCCTATACTGAACGTCTTCGCCCGAGATGTAGCCGTCCTCCCCGTTGTCAAGCCCCGCGTAGCTGGTGCCTCCCAGATACTTTACGAATGTGCTGATAACGTCCACACGGGCTCGAGGGTCAGCACCGGATCGGACAGCCTGGAGGGTCAAGTCGATTACGGCCAAACTCTCAGCCTCTCGCCCCGACGAGCTATAGAGACCGATGAGCGGTCTATACCGTGCGGAGATGTCTCTGTACTGCCCGCCACCGTATGCCCGACAAAGGCTGGCATCCCTCGAGAGGTAAGGCTTGACGGGGTAGTTAGCTATGTCCGCAACGACCCACGCCGGGGACGATAGGCTTTGCCAGTTAGCATACGTTTCATCCAACCCTGGGGTGGAATCCGTAGAGGGGATGCCGAACCAGTTGACAAGGTTTAGGATCACCGTCCCGTCCGTCCAATGCGTGGCAAGGTCGAACGTATGCGTGCTGGCAGCGACCCCGATGCCAAGTCCGCCACTCGCGATGAAGTTGTTGGCTCCGAGGCCGAGGCCGCGAGTGACTAGAAAGCTCATGGGATTAGCTTGTTTCTGCGCCTCGCGCCGGTCGAGGCACTGTCATAGGCCACCGTGCCCGCGCTATCCTCCCACATCGTCCCGTACATCAGCACCGTGCTGCCATCCTCGTCCATCAGCTCCTCGCGCCCGTTGCTGTCGTTGGTGCGGCGGGTGTTGGTGAGAATGCGCCCTAGGTGGTAGTTGGTCACCTCAAAGCTGCCATCCCAAGAGATCGAGCCCTGAGACACAACGGTCGAGCCGTCGAGGATTCGCACGCCGTACTCGCCCGCGGCCTTGCCGGTCATGTCGGCCCACCAGACGAAGGTAGACCCGACCTCGGTCATAGCGAACGAGGCCCCGCTCACCGCCCCAAGGGCGTCATAGAGTTGAACGGACAGAGTGTCGCCCGTCTGGCTTGCACGCCCGTAGTATCTGATTTCCTTAGCCATTAGTCATCAATCCTCACGATGCTGAGATGTCCGTTGATGTCGAAGTTGTTGGTGGTCTGCGCGGCCTGCAACTTCAGCTTGTCACCGTCAGTCATGGCCCGTATGTAACTTGCCAGCGAGCCCGTTGCGTACTGCTGCACTCCATCGAATCGCGCATAGCCGCCCGTGAGGGTTTGATCCTCGTCGACGTATCCCGCACCCGTGTCCACCTGTATTTGCACCTCCAGCCCTGCGCGGCCTGCGGCTTGGTTTAGGCCCGTTATCGTGTAGCTAATCGCGTAGGTGCCGGTGGTGTTTATCTCAACGATGCCCGTGCTCGTCGTGACCGTGTAGTCTGAGCCAATAAGGGTTGGGGTGTCCCAGTTGGTGATGTCTGTCATCGTGCCCGAGTCTATCAACTGGTCCGACGAGTTGAGGAGCATCAGGTGGCCGTTGGTCTGCCTTGCCGTCAGCAGGGCGAGGGTGGCCGCGTTGGACGCGACTTGACCATACAGCGTGCTGCCCGCGAGGCCAGCCGGGGTAACTGCACTATCAGTTGCGGTCCCCGTGTTTGTCTGAGTGACGCTTGCGGCCTTGATGACCCCCGCAACCGAATCAGAGGCAGCAACCTCGTCGCCAGTGTTTGTGCCGGTTAGGGCTTTCACCGCAGCGATCTCGGTCAGCTCGGAGTCCATCAGCGCACCGGCAGCAGTGACGTTGGCGGTGTTGGCGGTCACCTTGGCCGTGTTAGCCGTGATCTCAGCCGCCTGGGCCGCAGTGAACTCTTCGTCTTGGGGATACAGATTCATGGAGCTATCGGTGTAGGTGCGCCGTGACAATACGATTCGTCTGCGAATGTGTAGCATTTTGCAACACTTTTCAACCATTTAGTGTGTTTCTTGTCGGCCTGGGAAATCGTAGCCCCGCCGAACATTGCCGACCGTCGCAGATATTCGTAATAAATCCGTGCTCGCCGTTGCGAAGCTCCTTGCTATTACCGAGTATCTACTTGTCGGGCAACTGAGCCCGTCATTCCAACAACAACGGAGACACTACTATGAACCTCACACGCAAACGCCTCATTGAACTTAGCTCCCAAATCCAGACCGCCCTTGACAGCCTTGGGCTGGAGGATGTCAAACTGACTGTCGGCAACGGCACTTACGGGGAAACGGGCAGTTTCAAACTTGCTGTCGCCCCCATTGGCAATGACGGTGTTGCCGTCACCAAGGAATCCGCTGCGTGGGCTCGTTACGCCCCCATGCACTCCTGCCCTGCTGAGTGGCTAGGTATGTCCTTCAAGGTTGACGGTGGCAAGAAGACGCACACCATCATTGGGTGGCGATCCCGTGCAAGCAAGAAGCCTGTCCTCACCTCCTGTGACGGCAAGGAATACGTTTGGCCATCCAATGCAATCCACGCCCGAATGACTGCCCAAATCAGCATAGACGCATAACCCCTAAACCCGCCACAACCCCGTAGCTCCTCACCGAGCACGGGGCTTGTGGCAGTAGAACCCGAAACCAACAACACCAAGGAGAACAACATGGCTAACGAAACAGGCCCACGAATGGATCTCGCTCCCGAACCCGACTACTGTAGTTGCTGCGGTGGGTGCGGCGAGGTTTGCGCGAACTGCGAGAAGCCCAAAGAGGAGCACGACCTCAACGACGAGTACTGCGACTGCGAGGAAGACCAAACCACCTGCTGCCGCGAATGTGAGGGTTACGGGCGATGATCTCCACCCTCTCTCGCTGGGCTCGGGAGCACCCTCTCGACCTACTTGTCTACGTCACCTTGGCCTTTCTGGCCTCCGTCTACGTCTATCAGGAGACAGTCTTATGCGCTCTCTAATCACAGGAATCGGATTTATCACAGGGTTGCTGCTCTGCACCTCGTACCTCTTTGTGGGGCTTGCCCTGCTCTGTGTCGTGGTCATTGGCGACAAGCTTGCCGACATGATCGACTCCAAGTAATGAACGACTGACTCTCCAGGTTGTTGGAAACCTGCCCGCTGGGGCGGAGAGTCGTTTGTCTTCCGAAGTCCCCAGCGGGCACCCTTTACCCCAACAATCACTTATGATCTCTCTACACACTATCTCCACTTTACATGTGGACATTCACGAGCCCTTCCGCAGCGAACCCGTTACTGCTGTCGATTTGCTCATCTCCGAAACGCTCTCCGCTGATCCGGTCGTTGTGTCTCTGCACTTCTCGTCGGAGGAGGCGCTGATCACGGCCCTGAAGGCCCTCGGTGCCGCTGGCGATGCCCTATCTCAAGGTGATATTGACTCGGAGGCAGTAAAATGGGACATCAAGCTTTAGACCTGCCCATTGTGGAGACGGAGGAGTCCGGTGTTCGCCTTAGCGGGCAGTACCCTTCTCTCGACATCCACGAGTACCACAACAGCACCGCCCTCTCTTCGAGCGGCGTAGCTCGTCTGCTGCGCTCTCCTATGCACTACAAGCAGCCGTTCGGCGAGCCGAGTGCGGCGATGCAGCTAGGCACCGCAGTCCATCTGCTTTGCCTGGAGGGACGAGCGGACCTTGTGCCGCTTGCCCCTGAAGTCAACAGGAGAACCAAAGCTGGCAAGGCCGAGTTGGAGGAATGGACCGCCCGCCAGCCGCGTGGTGCCATCCTTCTCGCCCCCAAAGATAGGGAGCGGGCTTACCGTATGTACGAGGCCGTCATCGCCACCGATGGCTTAGACCTCAGCGGGCTTGCAGAGCAGTCATTCTTCGGGACCGATGCCGACGGTTGCTACCGTCGAGCCCGCCCTGACCTGTACTGCCGGGATAGGTCGCTTATTATTGACCTCAAGACTACGGCTGATGCCTCTGAAGGTGCGTTTCGGCGCTCGGTGGGCAACTACTCTTACTACCGTCAGGCTCCCTGGTACACCGATACTCTTGAGATGTGCGGGGAGGCGGCTAGTGACTTTGTGTTCCTTGCCGTGGAGAGTGCCGCCCCTTATGCCGTCGCGATGTACGGCTTAGATGATGCCACGATTGAGCAGGGCAGGCGTGATAACGCCAAAGCCGCGAAGCTGTGGACTAGATGTACGGAGCGGGGCGAGTGGCCCGGATACCAGAACGGTGTCGGGATGCTAGTCCTGCCCTCTTACCTCCGTGATATTGACTTTGACCAGTAAACCCAACAACCCAACAATGACTAACCAAGAAACCACCGCGGTCGCTGAGGTGACCCACCAAGACGCACTCCTAAACACCCAGATGAGGCAGGCTAAGCTCCTGTCTGAATCTAGCTTCCTCCCCCAACACTATCAGGGCAAGCCAGCCGATTGCCTCGTTGCGATCCAATGGGCGCAGCGGTCGGGGCGCGATCCGCTAGAGCTACTGCAAAACTCCTACGTTGTGCACGGCACTCCTGCCCTCAAGACCAGCTATATGATTGCCCTGGTCAACCGTACTGGACCCTTCGACGGACCCATCCGATTTGAAGTCCACGGTGCTGGCGCTGACCTGTACGCTGTAGCTTATGGCCTTATCGGCGGCGAGAGGTACGAGGCCGTCGCCTCTATGGAGATGGCGCGAGTTGAGAAGTGGACGAAGAATCCCAAGTACTCGTCGATGCCAGACCACATGCTGAAGTGGCGGGCCGCGACCTTCCTGATTCGCCTCTACGCTCCAGAAGCCCTGCTGGGGATGTCAACCATCGACGAGGCAAACGATATGCGCTATGCCGAGGAGCCCCAGCGGCTCACGG